GGCGGGAAGATCGAATCGACGGTTGGTACTGCGGAAACCATCGCGGCGGCTGATTGCACGATCAACGCCTATGACCTTGTAATCAATCCAGAGTTCGAGATGCAAGAGCGTCAAGGTCAAGGTGGAGTCGGTCGGCTTGCATCGATCCCAGGGGCTAGGCGTGGCCGAGCTACGTTCTCGGTCGATCTTGCCTACGATGGAACAAATGTTCCGGCATGGGCATCGACCTATCTGCCTGCTTGCGGTTTGGTTCTCTCGACAGCAACATACAAGCCCAGAACGGAAGTTCCAGGAACCAACGTCAAAACGGTGACTATCGCGGGATTCTTCGATGGCGTTCGTCGCAGGATCTACGGCGCAGTCGGAAATGCTCGGTTCATTTTGCCGACTGGCCGGATGGGTCGAATCGAGTTCGACTTCCAAGGCGTTTACGATGACGAAGCAGACGCAGCTATTCCGTCGTCAATCAACTACGTCAACACGCTACCATTGCGGGTTGCTGGAGGTGCTACATCTTGGGACTCATACAATCTTTGCTTGGAGTCGGCAACGATCGATCTAGGCAACGTGATTACGGCTCGGGAATGCTCGACTTCGGCGGCAGGCATCGACAACTTCGTTATCACGGATCGCAACCCAAGAATCACTGGCAACCCTGAATCCAAACTGATTGCGACTCAGGGCCGATATGCTCAACTTCGCGATTCGACGGAAGCGACTCTTTCGTTTACAATCGATGGGCCTAGCACTTCTACGCTGGTTTTCAGCATTCCGAAAGCTCAGTTGCAAACCAAGCCAATGGGTGATCGAAACGGAATCATGATCGATCAGCTAGAATGGCAAGCGAATAAAAACGTAGACGCTTCCGACGAAGAACTTTCAATAGTTTTCAACCATGCATCATAACACTTTCGAGGGCTCGATTGACGGGCTCGACATTCAGTTCCAGTTCAATCGCTTGAAGTTCAGACAGACCGAGCAAGTGCTTAGTTTGATCGAGGACTTTAAGGAGCTGGGCGACACCAAAAAGCAGATCGCGGCTTTGCGTCAAGCGGTCTCGATTTGCGTTGCTGGTTGGAGTCTCGAAAAGTCGATTTCCGATTGGGACGAAGAGATCGAAGTTGCGGATGCGGTCAAGCTCGTTGCGAGATGCTTACAGGGCAATTCAGCGAGCGAGGGCGACAGAAAAAAATAAGGATCGCCGCATTGATACGATGCGGCGAGTTGTGCAAGTCATGCACTCGAAATCATTGCAACAACCTACCAAGCAAAGACCTACCGTTGATGCTAGGTTGCCCAAGTTGCGATGAGGCTGGGTGCGAAGCTTGCGAGAATCGAGGATACATTGAGATTACTGATTGCCCGAAGGATTTCGTTGGGCATCGGGTAAGCTCGGCAGCTAACCTTGCGGCTTGGGTCTCGAAAGGGATATTGCCTGAGGATGGCGGATTGCACGACCAAGATGCTTGGTTTGTTTCGGTGCAGAATGCACTTGAATCAGACGTAAACCGAATCGAGGACGAAAGGCGAAAACGTGGCTGACGTAGAAGTAACACTCGGAGCACGAAACGAAGCCTCAGCGGTATTGCGTCAATTCTCATCGGAAGTGACCAAGACGGCTCAACAGGTGGAATTTTCTGTCCGTGGCTTGGCTCAGCTAGCAGGCGTGACAGCAGCGGTAATCGGCGTTGTCGAAGCAGGCAGGGCCATTGTTGGCTTTGCATCCAGTTCGGTCGCGGCGTTCGACGATTTGAATCGTTCAGCGATCAAGCTTTCCGAGACGGTTGCTTTGATTCCAAACGGAAGCAAGCAAGCAGCGGAAGAAATGCAAAAGGTTGCAAATAGCCTTGAGCGAATGACGAATGTTGATGCTGGCCGGATCATGGATCAAATGAGCCAGGCACTAAGGCGCGGTGCTGCTACCGATTCCATCGAGGATATGGCCGAAGCGGCTCTTGGGCTATCGCGAGTCTTTGATCGAGATTTGTCCTCTGCAATGCGGATGGTCGAAGATGCGGTAAACGGAAACTTCGATGCGTTCAAAGGCTTAATCCCAAACATCGACCAGCTAGCAACCAACGAGGAAAAGCTAGCAGCGGTCAGCGAGCTTGCTACCAAGGGGCTGCTAAACAAAGCGGAATCAGCTAAGTCGGCACTAGAGGCTAGCGATGCGTTGAACGTCGCAACAAAGAACCTTTACGAGTCTTTTGGTGCTCTGCTTGCTCCGATTCGCGACGTTGTTTATCGCGGCTTTGTGGTTGCGTTCGAGTTCATTCAAGCCTCGATGCTTCCGGCGATGGATGATTTCGTCAACTATGCGGAGCAAATGGCAAACGCCATGCAAGATGTCGGCAGAACGATTGCCGAAGCTTTCGTTACTGGATTCACAGCGGCGGAAATTGCCATCTTTCGGTTCAACGATGTGCTTGATGTGATTTCGGCATCGGTGTTGCTGTCAGCGACCAAGATTTACAACGATGTGGTTTTTGTCTTTGACGGCTTGCTCGCAAAAGCTGAGTGGTTCGTCGATGCCTACAGCAAGTTGCTTTCGGGTCGTTTTACGTTCGAGGATGTTTTGAAGGAAATGCCATCCTTCGGGGAGCGTGCTGTAACCGAGACCGAAAAAAGCTTGCAGGCTATCTTGGATGAGGCAGTCGGCGGATTGACCGAGGATTTTGATACAAAGATCCGCGAAAGACTCCAGGCGTTGCAAGATGCAATGAAGCTTGATGTAAAGATCGGCTTAAAGCCACGGGAAGGGGCGGCTAGTGCGTTGCAAGAGCAATTGCGATCATTAACCGCTTTTGAGTCTCGGGTGCTTGTGCGAGGTCAAACAGACAGCCCAATTGCAAAGCTAGTCGAGAACACTTCCAAGCAAGTTGCAGAGCAACAGCGAACAAATGCAATCCTCGACGCAGCAAATCGATCCCCAAGCGACGAGGTTAGAATCGAGTTTGTCAAATGAGCAACGTAATCTCGGTCTCTCAAATGTGGTCGAAGGTTGACGGAGATTTTAGCCTAACGGACAACTTCCGAACGGCTCAAGCTGCGTTCACTTCGGCGTATCAAGTGTTCACAACGCCACAAGCAACGATCGATGATGTCGTCCAGGCTTCAGGTATTCCCGAGGCTGGTTCTTCATACTCGGCGATGTACCCTTACGTTTTTGCGAATCAAGCAAGACCGCAAAGGATCAGTCCGATCTATTGGATTGTCACTGTCAGCTACAATGGAGAAATCAAGCTAGGGCCAGGCAATCAACCGCAAAGCCCATTGCTTACACCGGCCAAGATCGATTGGGATGATGTTGAGACCGAGGAAGAAATCGACGAAGATTACGATGGCAATCCAATCGTCACAAAGAACAATGAGCCAATCCACGGATTAAAGCGGCTCTTTGCGGATCAGACAGTAACCATCCGAAAAAACATGCTTGTTTTCAATCCGTTCGTTCAAGCGGCGTATCGCGAATCGGTCAACTCTGATGCGTTCTTGAGTTGGGCACCTGGGACTGGAAAGATGCAAAAACTTCAAGCGGTATCGGTCAAGGATCCAAACGTAGGCGGCGGCGGTTACTGGGAAGTTACGGCCGTAATTCAGTTTCGATGGCCATATCGAACAACACCGGATAAAGCTTGGTATAAACGAGTCCGACACGAAGGATACTACAAGCGAGTGGATATCGTTGGGCCACCGGCTCCCGGTCAATTGCCGTTCCAGATCATCCGAGCGATGCGAAACGGAGAGCCGGCAAACCGTCCTGTTTTGCTCGATGAGAACGGATACCAGATCGCCGACGTTGAGCCACCAAACACAGTTCAAGCCCATTGGCTAGAATTCAAGCTTTACAACCCCTTGCCCTACGGAGCACTAGGACTACTATGACAACGATTCCTGATATCACGATGGTTCTTCCTCCCGAGGTCATAACTAATTACACGATCGCGGGTAATGCGGACATCGCATTCACCAAGATCGCTCAAAGAGTCTTGGCTGAGTCCGTTATTCCGTTGACGCAGGCTAGGGTATGGGATGCGGTTCAAACCAACTTGCCAGCGACACCGGCCAGCGATGATCTTGGGATCATTACAGGCACTTGGGGAACCAACCCGGTCAGAATCACAGCGGGCGATGTTAAGGCTCTAGGATCGACGACCAGGCGGCTCTATCTGGCTATTCCGATTCCATCGAACTATGAGGACGGCCAGACTATCCAACTCAGGATCCGTGCCAAGATGGAGACAACCGTTGCCGACGTATCTTGCACAATCGACGCTGAGGCTTACATCGGATCCGATGGTTCACTCGGGTCGGATCTTGTGACGACTTCGGCAACCTCGATGAACAGCCTGTCGGCGGCGAATTATGATTTCACCATCAACGCAACCGGGGTTGATCCTGGCGATCTGCTCGAGGTTCGCCTGAGCATCGCTAGCAACGATGCAGCAACGGCCACGGCGGTCACTCCGGCGATCTACTCGGTTTCGTTGCTCTGCGATACAAGGGGCTAAGATGGCTCAACAGATCGGAGCGTATACCCCAAAGCAGGCTAAAAGGATCTGGGATGCTGTCCAAGCTTTCGAGCGATCAGGCACAGCGTCTCAAGGCCAGTTTTTGCCTTATACGCCGACTCCGATCTACTTCGTGAACAAGTCAACCGAGACGATCCCTCCCTATGGTTGCCTTCAAATAATCGGAGCGAGCGACCTTGATGGAACAACGTATATCGAGGTTGATCGACCATTCGATTACACCGATTCCGTAATGGGCCCGTTCCTTCTCAATGGGCCAGGTGAGTGCTTGCGGGATGAAATCGGTACGGCTCAATGGGGGCCAGTGTTTCGAGCAACTAAGGATTCAGCGACTTACACAACAGGCACTAGAATGGGGCCAGTTGCATCATCGTTCGATTTGTCGAAGGGATGCTTGTTCACTTACATCGGAGACGATGAGCAAGAGGTCGATCTAATCAAGGTCATCGCCTGCGAGACTCCATTGCTAGCGGTGGCTGGATCGAGCGGCATTGCAGGCAATAGCAGCGGCACTGTCACGGCTAAATCTCCTGCTAGCGGGAATTGGACGGCGGGAACGATTACCTATACAGCATGGGCTCCGACATCGGCGGCGATATCGGCCAATGCAACGGTAATGATCTTTCCAATTGACGCTAAATGGGTCGCTGTGGAGATTTGCTAAATGGGTTGCTTCGGCCAATGCAATTGTGGATGCTGTTTATCGGAAAGCGAGATCAACGAGATCGCTATTTCCGTTGACATTGAATTCCCAAGTGAGTTTGTAACCAATCATGAGTTTGTGAATGATGTTTGCTGTTGGTCGGCATCGAGGCTTACTGGCTATACGGATTATGTTTACAGCGATCCGTATTTGGTGCAAACATCGGTTGTCGACGAATCAGCACAGGTCAGCGTAAAAATCACTGAGTCCAAAAAGATTAGTGCTAGCGGAACAGTATTTCAAACCGATGAGGGCTTTTGCATTCTGACGGTTACCGAGGTCGCTCCACCGTCCGATATTTGTGCTGAAGAAATAAACTGCGGTACGGTTCTAAAGACATCGCAAGATATCGAAAAGGTTTACGCGGCAATCGCTTGGCGTATCGACGAAATTAAAGTCGCTGTCCACAAAGAACTGATGATTTGTGAACTAAATGGGCCGACTGAATGCCGATACATCGTTGAATGTGCTGTTAGGTTTTCAGTCATGCAAGGCGGTTATCTTTATTCGTCGCACACTTACACCACCGACTTCTCGAATGAGTTTACTTGCTGCGAACGGCTCGACTGCGGTACAGAAAAACCGACTCACGATACTGACTTCGGAAGCGATCCGACAGAAGTTCCACCATGGGCGTATGGTGAGCCAGCTGATGTTTGGATTGTTCGCTACAAGACATACGACGCAATCGACGACATCCCATTGGAGATTACGTTTACCGATGAGGATGTGAATACTTGCACAACAGCTAGATGCCTCGAAGGAGGGCAGTTTGTTGTTTACGAATTCGACGCAGAGCCATTCGACATCGAAGGGAATTCACTTGCTGAGATACCATTCACTCACTTTTGCGAATACTGCCAAGACTTAGGAATGGTTTGTTTTCCTTCGCTCGACGATCAGGCTTGCACAAGGCCACCGAATCCACCGTTTCCTTGCGACTGCGAGGAAAATGCAGATACAAGGTTTGAAGCAAACAACCTCTCCTTGAAAGGGACAGGTGGCTCTCTCAACACGTCGTTCAATGCGATCGTAGGCACATTCGGCGGACGATGCGACGGGACGCCATGCCATGCACTTAAAGAGCCTGATTTTTTCACTTCAATAAACGACTGCATCGGAACGGCTCAAGATCCTGGTGAGTGTTATCAAGCTGCGTTGGACTCTGGACAAAACGCTTTTCCAGGTGTTGATGTTGCAGACAGGAACATTTGCAACTGGTGGGACTGTCAAGACTGTTACTTTACTGGCTATGATCCAGTAATTCCACCGCATCAAGAAAAGTTTTCGACGGTTGATTCGTATAGCTTCGATCATACGTTTACGCCTGGCACTGGCGGCGGGATTGAGATTCCGTTTCCGACCGTAATTGTGAGGTTCAACCGATGATAGTCAAACGCAAAGCAAGCGATCTTGTGCAGTTGCCATCAAGGGATACCAAAGAGATAAAGACGATAGAGACCGCAATTGCTCAAGCCGAAGCGATGCGTCCAAGGATGCTTACGCCTGACGAGGTAGCAGCTAAGGCAGAGCGAAACAAAGCTAGGCAGGGTCGCTTTGCATGGGCCAAGCTCCACGGCTATCGCGGTTGCGATCCTCAGTGGCTCGACATTTGGCAATACTTGATTCCTGCTCGATGCGATTGCAAAGACGGCTATCAAAAGATCCTTGAGCAAATGCCACCCGATCACTCAAGCCCCGAAGCCTTTTTCGCCTGGGGCGTGCGACTTCACAACGCAGTTAATGCGAAGCTTGGCAAGCAACAAATCACGCTAGACGAAGCTTATTCAATTTGGAGGAAAGACGATGGGTTGGAGCATAAAGAAACTACAGCGGAACGTAGTTGAAATCACAATCGATCTGTCCCGCAACAAGGATTGGGAGCAATGGGTATTGCTTCGATCGGATGTCCATCATGACAATCCAAAGTGCGACCAAGAGCTAGAAAAGCATCATCTCCAAGAGGCCATCGACTATGATGCTCCGATCATCGATAACGGCGATCTATTCTGCGCGATGCAGGGCAAATGGGACAAGAGGGCCGACAAGAATGCTTTGCGGGAGGAACATCGAG